CCTGCTACAGCCAAGGCTCCACTTACAGAGACATCATCCTTAAAGATAGCTGTACCTGTTACTGTGACTGTCCCATCTATGAGAGCATTACCTACTGAGATACTACCACCAATAGAAGCTGTTAGCCCTGTTAATTCTGAACCATCTCCAAAGTATTTAGCAGCACATACCGTACCTGCTACATGCATTCCTGAAGCTAGACTAGCTGCTCCTGATACTCCAAAGGTTCCATTAACATGTACAGAGTTGGTTGCTATTCTTAATGCAGTCTGAGTACCATCTGCTGTCTGTACGTTTGTTAGAGAGGTTGTAACACCTGTCCCTGTTGTACTTGCATTAACTGTAAGTAATGACTTGTACGTATTAGATATAAGTTTATTATTAAAATTTGTCATATTGCATCCCACGTTTTATCTGCTTTATTCCAATTTGTATTACCTTTAACAATAATTAAAAGTTCATTTGCAGGAGAATCAATACGATCAGTTTTCATTGTAATCCACTGTGCATATTGATCCCATGTTATTCCCCTACCACCTGTATCAGGTCTAGGATCTTGTACCATAGGATTGTCTCTAACATCTGGCACTTGATTTAATGGACTATTCTTTAAGTCATACTGTCCCTCAAAGTCTTCAGGACACACAAGTAATCCATAACTGTTTAATCTCATTACACTACGTTGATACACAAATCCACATGTATCACACATAGCTAATACGTTTGCTGTTCTACCTCTTGACATTAAGTATAAAATGTCAGTCTAGGTAACAAGTAGAGAGAAGCACGTTCACGATCTTCTTCCATTGCTCTAGCTAACATTTCCTCGTAGTTTGTTTTTAACATTGCTATTCTAGTGTCTGGTACAAGAGGACGCTTCATAGACATATAGTAAGCTAGTCCCATTGTTAAACACGGTAAAAATCTTTTAGGTAGATCTGCATTCTGATCAGCAGACTTATCTACATCAGTCATATCACTTACTGTTTCTATCTTAAGTACATCTGTAGCATTCTCTGGTATAGGCCACACTGATAGTGTAGGGTTATCTCTACCTCTACGTATGCTGTACTGAGATGGTCTACCTGTTTGAGTTGGTGCAGGTATGATTAAGTATTCTTCTGGAGTAATTCTTGTAAGCTGTATATCTGTATTATCTCTGCTGAGTACAACCTCAAGAGCATTAATAGTATTACTACTTAGCTCGTATGATGTCACACTGGTTGCTAGAGTTACAGCCGTAGTTCCTGTAGTCCATAGAAGTATACCTCTGTTCTGCCAATCCTTAAGCATAAGGTTAATAGAACGTCTTGCAGAAGCAGGTTCATGACCAAGGGTATCTTCTCCCCCTATCATCTCACTAGCTTCTTGTATAACTTCATCTATATCTAGATTAAAGTTGTATGTTCCTGATACTGCCATTATGTTCTATACCTTCTTGTCTTTCTTGCAATCTTCTTAGGTTGTCTAACGAACTGCTTTCCGGCAGCAGTCCCCTTCCTCTTTGCTTTCGTGGTTGCTGCATACTCCTTTGATGACAGGCTTTTGATTGCCTTCTCTGGAAGATATCTTTCCCCTGTCTTGCCTGACGGTTTCCCTGACTTGGTTCTCCATTTCTGCTTACTCCACTTACTTAGTTTATTACTAGACTTTTTCTTTGGTCCTGAGTATGTTCCACCTGAACCTTTATAATACTTAACTGCTAGTTGCATTGCCCTTGCTGAATGCTTACCACCCATCTTAGCTTTTGCTCTAGCTTTAGCAGCAGCCCATTTCTTAGGATCTCTTTTAGTAGCTGTACCACTAGACTTTTTTGCTGCCATTACTTCTTATGTACCTTCTGAACTTCAAAGCTTGCTTTCTTAGAAGCACCTCTGTGTGCTTTATAACCAGCAGAAGGGTTTTTCATAAGCTTAAAACCTTTACCAGCTTTCATCCAGTGATATCCTTTAGGAGCATCTACAGCTTTTCTCATTAACATCTCCATCTTTTTCTAGCTTGCCTGAGTCTGCTATTTGGATTCTTAGCAGCCTTTGGAAATTTTTTCATCTGTCCTGCTGATCTAGCACAGTAGCTCTTACGCCTTGATGCTCTCTTACCAGTAGGTTTCTTTTCAGTTACGGCAGTCTTTAGTTTAGATCCGGGGTTCTGTCTTCTATATTTAGCAACACCTTTGGCAGTCATGCCAGCACCAGACTTAGTAGGACGTTTCTGTCCTCCTCCTATGGTCATGCCCTTCATATTACTAGGCTTTCTTTTTTTCTTAGTCTTCACCATAAGTGTTCCTATATTTCTGAACTAGATAATCACAGTAATCTTGAAACCATACGTGCCAATCTGTGTAGTCTTTTCTATCTGGCTTATGTATAGTAAAGTCTATCTTATCAGTATTACCGTAATCCATTAGTACATCTTATTAGAATAGGTAGCTTTACCAAATCCTCGTAAGGCTTTACCACCACCTCTACGAAAGACTGCTTTCTTTCTAGGTTTAGCTGGTCCACCCATGCTACGTTTAACTACTTTACCGCCAACTTTTTTACTTACTTTACCGCCAGCTTTTCTAGACTTTCTTTCTGCTATAATTTTTTCATATGTGTTTTGATCATCAAGACCAAATCCTGAATTACCTTCAGATCCTTCTCTCATATCTAACATTTCATTTACAAAAAGACTATCTATTTGCTTATCACTTTTAAAAGCATCTTTACCACCACTTTTTTTAATAAACCTATTTCTTGCTTTAGTTTCTATAGGACCAAAAGAGCTAGAAGGTATAGCTTTTTTATTTTCTTTAGCCTTATTCATTGATTCTTTATTACCTCTAGGTGTATACCCCGGAGTTTTCCCAGTAAATTTACCAGCACCTGCATCCTTTTCGTCTTGAGTTCTTTCACTAGTTGCTCGTACAGGTTGATTAGGTTTTGGTCCTCTAGGTTTTATCTTGTTTAGTCTTTCTAATTCATTAGCATTTAATTTGCTCTTACCTGTAGATGTAACTTTCTTTTTTACTACAGGAGCTTTAGCTCTAATACTAGGATGCCCCGGAGACTTCCTTTTATCTGAAGGTGTTAAAGCTACACGTAATTGTTCTACTTGTTTTTTACTATAAGTTTCATCTTTAGGTAAATTCTTTTTAATCTTTGTAGATGTTATACGTTCTTTAGGACCAATCATTTTTTTAAGTTTAGATAAGATACTACTAAATTGTTTCTTTCCTTTAGGAGTAAGAAAATTTAATGAAGGACTTGTAGTAGTTTTAGGTTTATTATTTACTTTCTTTTTTTTAGGTCTTGGAAAACCATCATCAGAATTTTGAGCAGGTTTTTTAGACATAGTTTCCCCAGTACCTTGTTTATAAGTACTAGCTAATTTTTGTTCTTTTTGTTTTTTTTGTTTTTCTAATTCTTTTTTCTTTTTTTTCATTGCAGGAATAATAGCTTTATTTCTATCAATACGTGCTTGTTCTGTAGGAGTTCTGTTGCCTTGTCGATTTGGTATAGTAACAGAGGTTTTAGCAAAAGGTTTTCCAAAGTCACCTTCAGGATATTTATTTGTAATAGAAGTTACTTTTGGTTTTTTAGGAATTTCTCTACGTTTAATATTTTTAAATTGTTGTAACTGTAATATTCTTTTTCTTTGACTAAGAACTGGAGAATTAATATTTTTTAATTGTTTTAATTCTTTTGCTTCTTCTACTGTTAAAGCCATAACTACTCTCCTATTGAAACTTTGAAAGACTTACCCTGAGAGTAATCTTCTTCTACAACTACGTCACTCTCTTTACCTGTAACGCTTGGGCCTTTACGAGCAGCACCATATCCCTGTCCAGTTGGTCTGCCTAATACTTCATCCAAATCTACTGGAGTTGGTATCTGTGATATGGGTCCACCCATTTAACTTCTCCTTTTCTTTCGTCTTGCTTCACTTAATGCGATAGCTATTGCTTGTTTACGATTAGTAACTTTTTTACCAGAGCTACTCTTTAACTTCTTTTTTTTAAACTCACTCATTACCTTTTTAATTTTTTTCTTTTTCTTTCCGGGCTTCATAATCTGCTGTCTAACAGATCCACGATTAATCATCGTATCCTGCACCAGTTACTTTACCACCACTCATACGATAGGTAATCTTACCACCATACTTTTTAGGCATCATAGGTTCCTCTGGTTTAGGTGCTAGTTTAACTTTACGTTTATCACCTTTAACAATTCTATTTATTACAGGTGCTGCTTGATCTATAGTTTTTTGTTGTGGCTTTGTTATATTTTTATTTCTTTTTTTAAGGTTAGGTTTAACTTCTTTCATAATTAAAGCTCTAGGCGGTTTATTTTTTTTAACATTAAGAACATCTTCATTAAATTTATCTTCTCCATATAAACCTTTATAATATCCTTCACCGGCCCTTTTTTTTGCACGCTCAGTAGATGTAATCTCGTTATTAAGTACTTTATTTAATAATTGTTTAAATCTTTTTTCCTCTGCAATTTTAACTTTTTTATTATATTTATTTTTATTTTTAGTAATTTCTTTTTTTAATTTTTTCATTGCAGGAATAATAGCTTTATTCCTATCTATTCTTTCTTGTTCAGTAGAAGTTACTTTTTTTCTTTTACTTACTATTGTTTCATTACCCATTATACTTCTCCTAACTAGCTGCTTGCGTTATGGTATCTGGACCGCCAGCAGGAGAAGCAGCAACTGCCATATCATCTTGTCTGGTACGTCTTGCTTGATTTCGTAGTGCCAATATAGCATTGTCATACTGTGCTTGCCATACTGGTAGTGTATTCCAATCTTTCATATACATGGTTGCTTCTATCATACAACCTGCAAAGAGAGCATTATAACAATACTCACTAAAATAATTCTGTGTTGTTACGCTTGTTCCTGTAGCTGATGCTAGAGGTAGTGGTTGTGATTGTGTTTGTATCTCAACTGTTATTGCTGAAACAGGAGTAGGCACAATCTTTATATTAGAGTTGTCTCTTCTTGTGTAATATCTAGGACTACCTGTAGATGCACTAACAGGCCAATAGTCATTGACATACTCTGATGTTCTTTGTAATAGATTAGTTATAGTTGTACCTGTACTTACAATGTAATTTACATTACGTACAATACGTACTCTATCATTAAGGGGTACAGCACCTGCATTACCAGAGGATACTGACACACTTGTATACTCAGTCATACCTTGATCATCTAGATCTTTGACTAAACGAAACTCTGTCTTCTTAACAAACGAAGACACTTGAGTAGAGAACTCAGTAGAGTCATTCTCAGTTGTGTTAATCAAATCTGTTTTTAGATATGAAAATGTAGTCATATCTTAGCCTAAGTATAAAGTAATTGTAGGAAGCATTGCTCCTGTTCCTGATGTTGCAACACTTACAATACCATTAACACCAACTCCCATGTCTCCTATATACTGATCATTAGAATCTAACGCACCTACACGATACCTAATAGCTGTTCCTTTAGCTGTCTTGTTGGTAATCTGTTTGCTACCTGTAATAACAACTTCACCTGCAAGAGTAGAATATGTATGTATTGCTAAAACTCTTGTTGTTGTTGGTGAATTTTGTCCTGTGCCTTCTTCGCCTACAGTTAGGTTACTATCAATATAACGAAATCCTGTTATGATTGCACCATCACTACTTACGTTTTGTGCTACTTTAACATTTGTACTCATATCATCTCCTTATAATAATGAGGAAGAGGTTTCCCCCTTCCCCATATATTAATTAACCTGCGCTACCAAAGAACCCACGCCAATCAGAAACACCAAAGCTATAACGCTCCCGTGCCTTGAAACGAAGGTTACCAGTGTCGAAGTCTGGCTCCATCTTAGTTTGAAGAGGAGTACGGTTAAACATCTTAGTACCATTAGGTACGTCAGTCTTGACAAAGTAAGCGTCAGTGTCTGTGAACCTTCGGTTGATGTAGTACCCATCTGGTAGCATACCTAGGTGACGAGTAGCATTGATTGCATTCGTATTAGGGTTAGCACCTGCTGCACTCGTTTGAGTGTTGCCGGGACTAGATAAAACACGATCTGCAATAGCCCATGAGTCAACTGGGATATGTAGACTTACTGCACTTGCACCAATTAAGATACCACGATCATCAGCAATCTTTTGGATGTTCGTTAGAATGGTTTCAAGTGTAGCCTCTGACAGGTCAGCAGCAGCAGCTAAGTTGCTCTGATTACCGTTAGAGATTGTTGGGTGTGCAGCAGAAAAGAATGCAGCCCCATCACCAATGGTATCTGAGAAACCATTGTTGAATAGATTTGCAGCTTTAACCTGCTTAGTGTTAGCCATTGCACGAGCAAGACCTTTAGCACGAAGCTTGGCAAACGTATCATATAGATTGTCTTCCATTGCTTCTTCTGTAATAGCAAATGCTAATGCTACAGTCTCAGCCGTATAACGGGCTACGTAACTTTCTTGTGCGTCATCATAAGTAACGGCAGCACCTTCACCTTTAGTTGGGGCAGACCCAAAACCAGTGAATAGTACTTCTTCTTCAAAAGCACGATCTGAGTTTTCAATTTCATAGAGAGGCTTATGCTCATCATTAACTTCTCCATACTCAACTCCAAACACAGCATTTAAGCCGGGAAGGAGTTCTTTACTAATACTAGCTCTATTTATAGCCATAATAAATCCTTCCTATTAAGCAGTAGATGCTGTTGCCGTGACATAACGATCACGGTGTGTGTTAAGATATACTTCTACGATTGGATACGCATCCCCATCACCTTCGTCAGGGAATTGCGCTCTACCTATACCACGCACAGCAGCAACAGCTTCTGTACCTGATGCAGCATCTAGATAGTAACTAGACTGCCCAGTAACGGTACTACCTGATGAAGCCGTAGAACTAACAGTAACATTGTAGTTCTTTACGATTAACATCTCAGCAGCAGATAGAGTTGTAGAACATTGAATGTGATAAGTCTGATCTGGATCAGTGATCACAAAGAATTTTATATCTGTGGCACTTGTTCCACCCGGCCAATACCGGGAGAATTTCTGCTCACCATTTTCAACATATTGACAACCCATGAATACTCCAGAAGGCTTGAGCGTTGCAGCAATATATGGAGATATTGTTGCAAAGTTCGCACCGGGAAGTACTACTGGGTCACCAGTAAAAATGCTATTTGTAGGTGTACCAGCTAGGCCAGTAGATGACCAAGCAATGATATCAGTTACAGCTTCATTGTTGTAACCACCACCAATTTTACGAGCAGGAGTAAAGCCACGAAATGCTTTAGTAGTAGACATGTGTTTCTCCTATTGTTATTAGAAAGACTAGTCTTGAAAAGACGGTTGTCTTCCTGTTGTTCTTACTGATTTACTTGTATTAGAGATAGGCATACGAGAGTCATTGTTTCTCATGAGTTGTGCATTCACCGCATCCATCAGATCATTCGATTTATTCTCATAGTACTTTCTCCTAGCAGTTACACGGTTACTTGGTATTTTCGCAAGTGCCAAGTCTCCACGACAGACTGTACCAGTGTAACGACCATCTTCCTTCACGAAGGATGTAATAGCTAACTCAGGAACTTCATCAGGAGTAACAAAAACCCATCCCTGCTGTTGTCTCTTACCAACATTAGTGATGTCATCTTGACCTTTTACAGATATGCGTAACCATCGTAGTGACATTCCATCACTGTCAAATCGTGCTTCTACCTCTGGAGGTATAGCGAGGGCATCTGGCTCCTCAAAGACAAATTCTTCTTCTCTTGTATTAGCTTCTCGTTGTGTATTACTACGTGCTTCATTTCGTGTTGTCATTCTTTATCTCCCACGCTACAGTATGTTTGTATAGCCATCTGAGTCGTCAACTTTTAACTTCTCAGCAGCATATTTTTCAAGTGGTATATTCCATTTCTGGGCTAGTGCAACATCTTCTTTAGATAGTTTCACTTTCCTAGAACTAGATGAGGAAGAGCGTGATCCCCCAGATACTACTTGAGCAGGTTGTGACGTATTTTCCTGCACACGTTCTTGACTTTTTCCCAACTTTTGAGGAAAAGCCTTTTTAAGTCTGTTATCAATTTCTTGGTAAAAGTCTTGATCCGTTGGATCATATCCTTCTCCTTTTAATTCTGCATCAATCGCAAGTGCAGCAGCAGTCATAACATTGTCTTTACCAAACCAATCATTCTTAGAAGCCCAATCTTCTGCTCTAGGATCATTGGCAGGTTGCTGCCTAACTTGTTGTTGAGGTTGAGGCTGTACTTGTTGTGGCACATCTTCAATCTCTGGATAATTATTCTTAGCAGCAGTTACAGATTTAAGATCTATCTGAGCATCATTAAGCATTTCTTGTGCCTTCAGTACTCGATCTTTATCTCCTTCTTCAAAAGCTTCTGTATAAACTGCTCTTGCTAATTCTATCTTATCAGTTAATTGCTTTTCAGAAACATCTAAACTAGATTTACCTAGTGTATTTACTTCTTTATTTTTTGTTCTGAGGTTCATACTTAGTTCCTCATTTTTTTGGATGAGGGCTTGTATATGTTCATCTTTTTCTTTACGTTGACGAATAAGTTGCCGTATTCTTTTTTCTGCTCCTTTGGTTTCTATACCTTCTAGCTCTGGAACTTTTTCTTCAACAACTTCTTCTTTTTCTTCTTCTTGAGTTTCTATTTGAGGTTTCTCTTCTTCTTGAGGCTCTTCAAACTCTATCTCAATTTGTTCTTCTTGCCCTGCATTCGCAACATTTACGTTGCTCCACTGTTCTTTTTCCATTTTTTATTCCTTACGTTGTTCACGAAACAAACGAATTACGTGACTCTTTTATTAATATTATACCATACAATTTGTAATATCACAAACTATACAGAACCTTTTGTTAAATTAAATGTAGGATCAAGGTCTTTAGCATCTTGAACCCTCATGGTAATTTGATCATCAAACAATAAAATAAAGCGAACACCTTTATAGAACAGCTTAGTTCCTAAGTGTTTACCATAAGATACATAATCTCCTATCTTACACCATGCTCCAGTAGGAAATTTATTTTTATCCATGTAGGCTAAGTCTCCTACTGCAATAACTCTACCTACTGTAGTTAAGTAAGACATATCATCTCTAGTAGAATCAGGAATGAATATACCACCCTTGGTTTTACTTTTAACTGATACTGGTCTTATTAGTACATGGTAACCCGGAAGTTCTGGTAGAACATCTGGATCTTTTACTTCTTCTTCATCTGTTATCCACAGATCATTTTTAATTGAATTACCCATATGTGCTTGTTGCATTAATCATCCTCTGCATAAGTTCGTTTTTTAATAATATCAGTTAGATTATCTCTGGCCCACTCTAGGCTGTTGATTGATCCAACTACTTGACGGTAATGAGCGAAGTCTTCAGCTACACCATTACCTAAA